CTCAAAGGTTTAGAGGAGGAAATATTATGAATCTGACCCAAAAAGAATTGAAAGAATTTGTTCATTATAATCCTGATACTGGAATTTTTACTTGGTTACCTCGTTCTTTGAAATATTTTAAAACCAAAAAGTCATACGCTTCTTGGAACAGTAGATGTGCAAATAAAGAAGCGGGAGCTATGTGCCAAGGATATATCGTATTTGCAATAAAAGGTAGGAGGTACCAAGCACACAGACTTGCTTTTCTTTACATGGAAGGTTATATTCCAGAGAATGAAATAGATCATAAAGATCGGATAAGGCATCATAACTGGTGGGATAATCTCAGGGAAGTTTCCGTTATTTGCAACCGACAAAATTCCTCAGTGTCAAAGAGAAATAAATCAGGAGTTACAGGTGTTGGTTGGAGTAAAGCAAGGAATACTTATTACGCAAAGATTACCGTGAATTTTAAATTGATTGATCTTGGTTGTTTTAAAACTTTAACTGAGGCTGTTATAGCAAGATATAAAGAAGAACAAAGAAACCCTATGTTCTCCTGCTCTATTGAAACAAGTGCCTCAATCTTTTTACGTGAAAACAATATACTGGTGCCTTAAGAAGGAGTTGAAATGAATTTTACAAAATGTGAGATTTTGTGGACATATAAATGTTCTTTGCATTGCAAGGGATGTGCAATGAACTCCGGTGAAGGGAACTCAAGAACACTTGACGAATGGAAAGAAGGCATTGATAAATTCATTCGTCATGGTGTGAAGTTCATGGCTATTTACGGTGCTGAACCTCTTGAAGATTTCAACAATTTGCCGGAAGTTATAAATCATTGCGAAACAAACGATTTAAGCGTGACTTTGATCACATCGTATCATGACTATCAAGACAAATTAAAAACGCTGTATGAATCAAATTTGAAGTCGTTAACCACGTCTTGTTACATAGATAAGTCGTTTGATGTTTCGACTGAATTTAAAAACAATCAAGCGTTTAAAATGTTGAAGTACTTCCAAAGTCTTGATGTCAATTGCAACAACATTCGAAACACGGCTTTGATTGTCACTGTCACGAGGGAAAACATTCTTCAGTTGACCCAATTCGTTAAAGATATGACGTATAAAGGTATCTGGGTGTTTCTTGATTTCTTGCATTTTAAACGTCATTCTTTCGGAACTAAATGTACTGGTAAATATAATCCAGATTTGCATCTGATCACACCATTTGCAGCATGTTATGAATATCATCCAAACTGGGAACGTGTGGTTGAAATCATGTATGAACTTGCCGACATGGCTGATTTAGGATTTCTTGTCAATATGTCAGCACCTGTGGCCGATATGATTGATTTGCAAAAGGTTGTTGCTGATTGGAAATGTGAGAGATCAAAATGTTTTCCAAGTTGGTTAACTGTTGATCCCTTTGGAAAGATTCATCCATGTGACGATTTCAGAATGGGTGGAGAATACGACATTCTCACATTTCCAGAACCCGGTGAATCACTTGAAAAACTGGTTGAATCTTGGAAGACAAAGATTCATAAACTGTGTCGTGGGTGTTTGTGGACAACCCACATTCAATCTCATTTCATTAAAGAAAAAATTCTTGGGATTGAATCATTCACTAAGGGAGAATGACTATGGCAGAATTCATGAAAGAAAAATGTGTACTTCTTTATTCTGGTGGAATGGACAGTATGCTTTCTTTTGAGATCTTGAGAAAGAATTATAAGAAAGTGATACCACTGTATATAAACTATGGCGGCACTTACTGCGACAAAGAAGAAAGTTTCCTTCGATATTATCTTGAAGATAACCGAATAAAATACTCTAATATTCAATTGAATATTGCAGAAGTTGGAATAAACGCATACATCCCCAACAGAAACATATTTCTATTGACCAGGGCTTCTGAGTATGCAGACACTATTTATTTCGGGGCTTTGAAAGATGATAACGTCGGGGATAAAACGGTACAATTTGCCGAAGCAATGTCAAAGACTTTAACACTTTCTCTTGGAAGAAAAATCAAAGTGGATTCTCTATTTTGGAGAGAAGAAAAAGCTACAGCAATAAATACTTACGGTATACAGAGAATGAATGATGGTTCTTCATTCTTAGAGGTTGTGGAATCTCTAGTATACCGCAATGTATCTTGTTACGATGTGGAGAAAGTGTACTGTGGAAAATGTCCATCTTGTTTCAGAAAGTATTGCGCCCTTCTTATTAACGGAATAGAGCTTCCATTTTATAATGAAGATCTGAAAAAATCCTACCTTCAGAATATCGGAAAGTATTGGGGTTTTAGGAAAATGTCGATACTTGCCACCGATAATAAAGTTCCTATACCAGTAGTATTTTCACCGTTGAACACTTTTAACACATTTGAAGTGATCAATCCAAAGAATTATGAAACATACAAAGTGGATTACAAAGAAAGGTGGTCTTATGAAAGACTATAAAACCCTTTGTTTTGACATTGATGGTGTTCTCACAAATGAAACCGAAGGTCACGATTATGAAAACCGTACACCGAATGAATTTAACAACACAATGGTGAGAGCTTTGTATTCACATCGGTCTGAATACAAAATCGTGTTGTTTACTTCTCGGTATGAAATTGATCGGGATGTTACTATTTCTTGGCTAAAGAAACATAATATTCAGTATGATGAAATCTATTTTGAAAAACCACAATATGATTTCTTCATTGATGATAAAGCCATTAATGAAAAAGATTTATGGAACTATTTTACGGAGAAATTCTGATGAAACTTTTTCTGGACAGTGGAGCTTTTAGTGCTGACTCAAAAGGGGAGCCAATAGATATCTATGATTATATTGAATTCATTAAAAAGAATAAAAAACATCTTGAAGTATGGGCGAATTTGGATGTTATTGGGGATGCTAAAGCTACATGGAAAAACCAAGAAATTATGGAAAGAGAAGGTGTTGGGGGAATACCGGTTTTCCATATTGAGGATGATATTAAATATCTTCATAGGTGTTTGTCTTATCCTTATTTTGCACTCGGAGGAATGGCCGGAAAAGGATCTTCGGAAAAAAGACGACTCCATTTCTTAGATATGTGCTTTGATATCATCTGTGATTCAGAAGGTAAGCCCAATAATAAAGTTCATGGATTCGGTTTAGCAAGTCCGAAGTATGTTTTCAGGTACCCATGGTTCAGTTTTGATTCAAGTTCCTGGGTGTCTTACGGAAGATTTGGCATAGTGATTGTTCCGGCTATGCGTAACGGTAGATTTCTGTACAGTAGAGCACCGATCAAAATCTTTGTAAGTTCTGTTTCCCCAAGAAAAGGATTTGACGGTCAACATTTTGAAACTCTTTCTAAGAAGGAAAGACACTCCTTCATTGAGTATCTTGAATCAAAAAACGTAAAATATGGAAAGTCAACATTTTTTACGTATAATATGAATCATACGTTGACAAGTAATCAAAGATTTGCTAACAAACATAAAACTTTAATAGAAGAAGTAATTGAGATCGGTGTAACAAATGATAATATTACACGGGACTTTGTTAATTATTGCTTTTACGCTGACATGGCACTTGCTGCTTCTAAAACGGAAATACTGTTTAAACGAAGAAACCAACTTTTATTTTGAGGAGACTATGGAATACATTATCCCGGAAGAATTACTGTGTCAATTCTGGGATAGATTTTACAAGATTCCAAAACATGTATTAGAGGAAGTTAACGGTAGAAGATCTATAAAATTCAAGTCAATTCATATGATGGTGTTTCATTTTTACGTTAATGAAGGATTTGGTATTAGAAGGTGTATGTATTGGACAGGATTATCTGATTACAAAATTCAGATAATCCTGTCCAATGTTTTGAATAAGAATGAAATAAGAAGATGTACAAAATGCCACAAGCAAATAAAAACAAAATTTTTCTGTAAACTTTGTTTGAAAAGGATGAATGAAGATGAGTGAACCAGGAGTTGATATTGTTTCATTGTTGGGAAAAACTATAACGGATCAATCAACTGTCATTCGTGATTTGAAAAGAGTGATATGGATATTGGCTCATAGATCGAATAATGAAATTCAAATTACTACGGAAGAGATCAAAAAAATATCTGATTTACATTCGGCTGAATTAACTTTCAAGATCAGTGACAAAGATTTAGAAATAAAGGCAGTCATATGAATTTTTACTCTGCTGGAAATTTTGTTCTGATGTCAAAGCTTGAGAACGAACAGAAGTTCAAAGACATGGCTGATTCTGTTTATGGTAAAGGAACATACAACCGACTTACTTCTTTCTTTTATATAAAGGAAAGTAAGATAATTTTAAAGGTTAAGAAAAATGACAAATGAAGAGATTCTTTTAGGAGTCATGAGAAACAGTGGAGCTATGAATCAACTGAGCAGACTCACTGAGGAATGTGGTGAATTCATTGTTGCAAAGGAGCATTACTTAAGGTCAAGAGTTCCTGTACTTGAAGTTTATAAAGAGATTGCGGACATTTATTTCTTGGCAAGTCAATTCATTCTCGACAATCCAGAAGTATTTGAACCAATACTGAAAGATCTATTCAGAAAAGGTGAAATAAGAATCAAAACCAACAACTATGAGGGACATTTATGATTATTGACAAAGATCATTTGGAATCGGTTATCGGGAAAGTTGTATCAGCCACAGAAAATAAAGGGCTCATTGAAGAAATGAGCCATTTTGTTTTTAAGAACAGATCTTTGATGGCCTATAACGACAAGATCATCATCTCCCATCCCTTAGATTTTGAAGGAGATGGAATAGAGGCAAGTGTCGTAGCCTCCACTTTGATATCAGCTTTAAAGAGCGCAAAGACAACGGTGGAATTAACAACAAAGGACACCCATCTTGAAATGAAATCTAAGGGAGTCAAATCAAAAATTCCCTTTTATGAAAACGATCACATGGCTGAACTTTTAAACACTCTGAAGATCAAGAAAGCCAGAAAAAACAGATTTGAAATTCAAGAAGATCTTTTGAATGGTCTTGATGTCTGCAAGTCTGCTGCATCTGACAATCTGGACAATCAAAAAGGATTGTATTGTGTTGGAGCCTTTGGCAATTTTCTGTTTGCTTCAAGCGGATTCGAAGCCATCAAATATAACTTAGAAAATGAAGTGCCTTATTTTTTCATCAAACGTCATTTCATTGAGCCTCTTCTTCGTTTCATTCCAACAAGTATGTTCATTACAAATAACTGGTTATTCTTTTTCAACGAAGAAGAGGGAATGTTCTGTTGTAAAGCTTCTGATGTGGAAGATGTGTTTCCGAAACTATCACACATTGAGAAATCATTCCCGTCAAATCTTGACGGATCTTTTGAAATGAAGATCGATAGTGAAATGGGGGCACTAGTTTACTTTGCTGAAGGTACTGAAAGCATTGACAAGACAATGAGGGTCATTGTCAATTCAGAGACAAAGAAAGTAACCATCATTGCTAAGAATGATAAAGGTGAAATCATTTTCAAAGGCAAGACAAACTCAAAGGAAGATCATGACTTTCAAGTAAACCCTAATCTTTTCAAGAATCTTTCAGGAAAAGATGGTAAGTACATTCTGACCAGAAACTCGATATCAGTTTGTTCCGATACCTTTATACATATGGTGGGGTTAAAGACAGGGGAATAAAACACATGCAGGATATGATGCTGTTTGATACCGGAGTGGATTATGCTTGCGAAAAATGTAAGGCATACAAATCATGTAATACCCAATTCACATATAAAGGGAAAGGTAAAAGTAAAATATTATTGGTAGTTGATTCCCCTACAGAAAATGAAGACATGAAAGGGGAATTGCTAACTGGTGAATCTGGGGATCACTTCTTTGATATACTTGCAGATATCGGATACAAGAGAAGTGATTTCTGGATTACAAGTGCGATTAAATGCCACCAAAAGAAAGTATCTGAAAGAAGCATTAAACAGTGCAGGCAGAAACTTGTAAAAGAAATAAAGGATCTTAAACCGAAAGGAGTCATTCTTCTTGGTAACGATGCTATCAATTGTTTGATTGGTTCTGAAGTTGATCGGGCAAGTGCTTTGTCTTTATCTGGTCATACTATACCGTATTTAGATACCTTCGTTGTTCCGATGATATCTCCTAAGTTCCTCAAAAGAAATGAATTCGATCAAAATCTCACCTCTTATTACAAAAGAACATTCAAACAAGTTTGTTCCTACATCCGCAAAACTGATCTTCCTGAAATAGAAAATCCGTATGATAATGTAATACCTTTGACAGAGTTTGGTCAAGTTGAAAAGATGTTCAAACGGATTTTCAAGAACACTGAAGATCATCATTACGCTTTTGACTATGAGTCAACAGGACTAAATCCAAGAACTGGTAAACATAAAATCACAACAATGTCTATTTGTGACGGGAAAAAGAGCTATTCATTCCCTGTTGAATATCAAGAGTACTGGGACAAAAGTGATTTAAAGCAGATAAAAAAATGGATAAGAAAGTTTCTGAACACAAAGGAGATATTCAAAATTGCTCATGGTAGTAACTTTGAATACCTTTGGAGTCGGTACAAGTTAAAAGCTGATGATGTGTTTATTCATTGGTGTACCAGAACAATGCAACATCTTGTTGATACTCGGAGTGGAACTACTGGTCTAAAGACTCAGTGTTTTCTTAGATGGGGTATTTACGGATTTGAAGATGATGCTGGAAAGTTTATAAAAGCAAAAAAAGATTCTGTGTTTAACAACATGGATAAAATGCCATTACCTAAACAATTAATGTATTGTGGCTGTGATAGTTGGCTCACGCATAAATTGTTTAGAGAGCAACAGGAAGAGCTTTCGTACAATCCATCTGGTTCTAAATTCTTTAATGAAGGAATGATGGCTCTTGCAGAAGTATCTTATAATGGTTTTGCTTCTGATATGGAATGGTACGAGAAACAACAAAGAATCTTAAAGAAGAAAGTAGCCGGTATCAGAAACGACATCTACCAAAATAAAGATGTTATTCGGTACATGAAGAAGGTTGATCCGGAATTTACTTTCACATCTAATGATGATCTCAGAGATTTTTTTGTTGATTACTTGGAAGTAAAAATCGATAAGAAAACGGCAAGTGGTAAGATCTCTGTTGATGAAGAGGCTTTAACTAAGATAGATCATCCTGTTGCAGATAAGATCCTTGAGCTTAGAAAGCTGTTAAAGATCAAAGACACTTATATCAAAAACTTCATTGAGGCAAGTTTTGATGGCAGAATACATCCTGATTACACTCTGCACATTGCCAGAAGTTTACGGTCTTCATCCAAGAATCCAAACTTTCAAAACATTCCAAAAAGAAATGATTACGCAAAGAAAGTAATTAGAAAGGGAATCAAACCTTCTAAAGGACGTTACTTAGCAGAGGTTGACTTTTCTGGTATTGAAGTTTCTACTTCAGTTTTATACCACAAAGATCCAACATTCTTGAACTATCTTGTTTCAGACACTGCAGATATGCACAGGGACAATGCTGCTGATATCTGGAAGGCTGGTGGTGATGATATCTCTGATAAAGTTCGGTTCTATGCTAAGAACTGTTGGACATTCCCCCAGTTCTATGGTGACTATTATGCTTCGTGTGCCATTGCTTTGTGGGAAAACAGAAAAGAGAAATTGAACAGCGGTCTGACTTGTGAAGAACATTTAAGAAAGAAGGGAATAAAATCATTCAAAGCTTTTGTTGACCATTTAGAAGGTTGCGAAAGAATACTTTGGCATGAAAGATTTCCTGTTTACACTAAATGGAAGAAAGACATAAACAAAAGATACCAGGAAGATGGAATAATAGAAACTTACTTTGGTTTTAGATTCTCTGGGTATCTTGATAAAAAGCAGACTGCAAACTATCCGATTCAAGGAACTGCATTTCATATAATGCTGTGGTGTCTTATTCGTCTTTTGAAAATTTCAAAGAAGGAGGGATGGAAATCAAAGATAATTGGTCAGATTCATGACTCTATGATTTGGGACATTGAACCAAGTGAACGAGAACATGTTCTCAAAACAATCAAACGTGTTTGTGAAGGAGTTGTTGTGAAGAAGTTTGATTGGATCACTACTCAGTTCCGTGTTGATATGGAGATTTCTGAGATAGACGGTAACTTCGGAGAACTTGAAAAAATTAAACTTGCTGCTTAGAAATGAATCATACAGAAACGTTTTAAGCTATCAAAACGCTTGATTGTTAAGACTATACAAATTTATTGACATAGACATCAAAACAATATATTATCTTTTATAAACTTTAAATTAGAGGGCAATATGTCACTGACTGAAGAACTAAGACCGAAAACATTAGATGAGGTTGTTGGTAATGAATCTAATGTCGAAACAATTAGTAGGATTTTAGAAAGACCGAAAAACAAAATACCCAAAGCTTGGTTGTTCATAGGTCAATCAGGCTGTGGAAAGACCACTTTTGCCCGCATTGTTGCTTCCGAACTTGGTTGTAGTGATATGGATTTTCATGAGTACAATTCAGCATTAGAAGATAAAGGTGTAAATGCTGTACGAAACATAAGACAAGTGGCACATCTGGCCCCAAGTGCTGGAGAGGTTAAAGTATTTTTCTTGGATGAATGCTTTGACGGTAACTCTATGGTATCCACTATTAATGGGGATAAGAAAATAAAGGACATAAAGGTAGGTGAATCCTTATTTAATCTAAATGGGATTGACAAAGTTGAACATGTATTCAAGAACAAAGTGGAGTTAGGTCGAGTTGTAAAAGTAAATACTTCTGATGGAAAATCCACGTTTTGTTCTTCAGATCATTTATTTTACAAAGATTCGGAATGGATAAAATCAAAAGACTTGACAGGATTAGAACTCTTGCAATATGATTGTGATCAAATGAAACACATTATATCACAACACAAAGAGGGAGATTCTGAGTATGGGAAAAACTTGTCTAAACTGCGGAGATACATTAACTATAATAACCCGAACTTTCTGCTCAAACAGTTGTTCAGCTTTGTTTCGGGAAAAGAACAAACCAAAAATAATTTCCAAAACATACGAAATTATTTGCGAGAATTGCAAGATTCCATTCACCACAAACTCAAAGAGGATAAGGTTTTGTTCCCAAAGCTGTGTTGGGAAATGGAGAAATCAACAACCTTCTTTTCGGGAAAAAATGTATACGAAGGAAAGGAACGAAAAGGTAAAAAAGAAATTACTGATGTACCTTCAATCCAAAGAAGGATTAGAAAAACACCGGCGTTCTTCAGAGAGAATGAAATTAAACAACCCTGGATCGGATCCAATAATTCGTCAAAAGATGAAAGCCACGAAACGAATAAACGGGACTTTGGATCCCTGGAAAAACAATCGTGGAGGGAATGGGAGGGGACTAACAGAACCACAAAGACTTCTATCTGTAGCTTTGGGATGGGAAACAGAGTTTGTAGTGAATACCTTGATGTGTGGAAACGGTTATCCCAATCATTACAAATTGGATATAGCAAATTCACTTCTAAAAATAGGAATAGAGGTAGATGGTCCAAGTCACAAATGGAGAATATCAGAGGACAAAAAGAAAACAGAACACCTAAAAAAATTAGGGTGGAAAGTGTTGAGATTTACAAACGGGGAAGTAATGACAGATCTTTCGAAGGTGTTATTGGTGATCAAGAAAGAAATCAAGGATTCATCGAATTTTACGATTTGCAGATACAAGAAAATCCTTCTTACATAATCAATAATGTGATGGTTCATAATTGTCATATGATGACAAAACCTGCACAAGAAGGTATCCTAAAACTACTTGAATCCCCACCGAAGAACACATTCTTTTTTCTATGCACTACGAATCCGGAATCATTAATCCCTACACTGAAGGGCCGATGTGCTTTGTTTCAAGTTTTTCCAAACACTTCTAAAAAGATCTTCAAGTATTTAAAAAGGGTTTGTAAGAATGAAGATTTCAATGTTGAGGAAGATGTCCTGAAGAAGATAACACAAAGCTGTAACGGTGCAATGAGAACAGCGGTCATGCTTCTTGATATGGTTAAAGATCTGGAAGATGAAACAACCATCAATGCAATAATTGATTCTGGTGGTGCTGTTGAAGATATGGAGATCATTGAAATAGCCAAGGTACTTTTGTTTAACGATCAAGATGCTAAAGTTAAATGGAAAATGATATCTCCAATCTTAAAAAAATACAAGAAAGATTCTGAATCATCCCGTATTCAGTTACGGGAATATATCAATGCGGTTCTTTTAAATTCTGGAAGCAGTAAACATGCAAATGTTCTGGCTTGTTTCGTTGATAATTACTTTTCCGCTGGATCTGCTGGATTAACTCTATCTTGCTATCATGCTTGTAAAGCATAGTCAGATATTGATTATTTTTATTTGAAGCGGAGAAACGATATTTAACAAGTGGAGAATACAATGTCTGAAGAAATTGATATTGAAGAAACTTCATACGAACAAGATATCAAGATTGATATCTGGAAACTTGAAGAAGAATGGATGTATCAGCCATCAAGATTCCAAAAGTATGCAAAGATTTTGTCTAATAAAATCTGGGACAGAGATCGAATGAAACAAAGGATTGAAATTGCCAGATCTAAAATAGATAAAAGAATAAGAAAGAATCCAAGTGATTATGGTTTAGAGAAAGCAACCGATTCGGCTGTTGTTGCAATTATCAATACTGATAAAGAGATAAGGCAATTAAACAAGGATCTTAATCGCCTTAATTATGAAGTAAACAGATACGGTGGAATCAAAAGTTCTTTTGAACAAAAGAAGTCGGCACTTGAATACCTCACAAGATTATATCTTGCTGGTTATTTTGCTGACAGAAAAACAATTTCTGAAAAGGAGTTTGACAAGGAAAATAAAAACAAATTGCAAGAACGTATTATTAATGATTTGGATGATGAAATGCAACCCAAAAAACGAACAAAGATAAAGGAGAAGTAAAACAATGGCTAAAAACAATAAAAAGAAGTTCTCATTTGATGAAGATGAATTGGCAGAACGTACCGAAGAATCTATGCGTAGAAAAGATGATTCTTCCAAATTCCGGACATACATTGTGGGACATCCCCTTCCCCGTTGGAAACCGAAAGAAGGTGATCATGTTATTGATATTCTTCCTTTCTTCGCCGGTTCAAATCATCCTACTCTGAAAGAAGGAAAAGCCACATACTTGCTTGATCTTTGGGTTCATCAAAGAATCGGTGCTGGTAAAAACAATTACATCTGCCCGCTTCTCAACTACAAGAAGCCTTGCCCGATCTGTGAAGAACTTGAAAGAATGTCGAAAGATGATGAATACACAGAAGAGGAATTGAAGGAGCTTAGTGCAAAACGCCGGGTGGTGTACTATGTTATCAGCTACGATTCCCACAAAGATGAAAAAATTGGTCCTCAGTGGTGGGAAGTTTCTCATCATTATACTGAGAACAACATTCTTGCTGTGGCCAAAAACAAGAAAACTGGTGGTACAGTTCCCTTCAGTTCCCCCACTAAGGGGAAGAATATTGAATTCACTATTGAGGGTAAAGGCACAAATACCAAATACGTCGGATTCACACTTTCCAAAAGATCTGGAAGCGTTGATGAAGAAATGTGTGCTGAACTTCCGGCCCTCGATGAATTCATCGAAGTTCTTTCTTATGAGGATCTGAAAATTGCATTTGAAGGTCCCGACGATGATGAGGAATCTTCGAAAAAATCAAAGAAGAAACCTCTGAAGAAAATCGGTAAGAAATCATCCAAAGATGACGATGATGACGACGAGGATGATGACGATGATGAACCGGTTAAGAAGAAAGCACCGAAGAAATCATCCAAGAAAGTCGAGGATGATGACGATGATGAGGACGATGACGATGATGAACCGGTTAAAAAGAAATCATCAAAGAAATCATCCAAAGATGATGACGATGATGACGATGACGACGATGATGATGAACCGGTGAAAAAGAAAGCTGGTAAAAAAGTCGTTAAGAAATCATCCAAAGATGACGATGATGACGACGAGGATGATGACGACGAGGATGATGAACCAGTGAAAAAGAAATCATCCAAAAAGATCGTTAAGAAATCATCCAAAGATGACGATGATGACGATGATGATGACGATGACGACGATGATGAACCGGTGAAAAAGAAAGTCACCAAGAAATCATCCAAAGATGATGACGAGGATGATGACTTGGATGAGGACGAAGAAGAGGACGAAAAACCCAAGAAAAAATCATCCAAAAAGATCGTTAAGAAATCATCCAAGAAAGACGATGATGAGGACGACGATGATGATGACGACGATGAACCGGTTAAAAAGAAAACAAAGAAGGCCAGTAAAAAGATCAACACAGGTGTGAAGATCAAAAAGAAATCCAAGAAAGATGACGATGATGACGATGACGACGAGGATGACTGATTTAAAGTTATCTGAATTTAATCGTCGGTATGATGATGACATTCCTTTCTAACTGATCGAAAAGTGGGAGGTAAAACTCCCACTTTATTAATTTCAACGGAGATTTGTAATGGCTAAAAAGATTGAAATTCCATTAAAGAAGAAAAAGAAAGATATCTTGGAAGAACAAGAGGCTTCACTTGATGTTCCTGATTTCATATATATTCCACTTGAGCATAAAAAGTTAGTATCCACAGGCAGTACTTTGATTGATCTTGAGATTTCCGGAGGTAGAGTCAGGGGTGGTGGAATGCCTGGTGGAGTACTTGTTGAATTCTCTGGTCCATCTTCTTCTGGCAAAACTGCACTTCTTGTTGAAATCGGTGTGTCTGTTCAGAATAAAGGTGGGGAAGTTGATATTGCTGATCCCGAAGGTAGACTTGATAGACAGTTTTCTAAACTTCGGTTTGGTCTTGATATCGAAAAAGGTCATTACTCAAGACCTGACACGGTAGAAGAAGTGTTTAATCTCATTGAAAAATGGGAACCAGAAAACAAGAAGAAGGTCAGTATGTTCGGATGTGATTCGATTGCTGCTTTGTCTACTGAAATGGAAATGGGTGAAGGTGACAAACGTGGACAAAAGAAAGCAAAAGATCTTGCTTCTGGTTTAAGAAAAGTGGCAAGAAAGATTTCAAAGAATAATAAACTGATCATCTTCACAAACCATGAGAAAGACGGTGAGTATGGTAAAACTACTCCCGGTGGTAAAGCTGTTGGTTTTCATGCTTCTCTGAGAATGAGGGTTGCAAAGAAAGCTACAATTGAGAAAGAAAAAAAGTTTCATGGTAAAACAATAAAGAAGAAAATTGGTATTCTTACTGACGTTACTATCTTGAAAACATCTGTTGATAACGAGGGACGTACTGTTCAGATGTATATCATTCACGGTGTTGGCATAGATGATGTCCGGGCAAATCTTCAATACATAAAAGATAATCTTGGTCTAAATAAATATGATGCTTGTGGTAAGGAATTCAAATCAATGGATGCGGCTATCAAGTACATTGAAGAAAATGATCTGGAATCAGAACTTCGTGAAAAAGTAATTGACTTGTGGGAAGAAATTGAAATGGTTTTCAGACCACAAAGAAAACCGAAAGTGAGGTTCTGATGAGTTTTCCAGTGGGAACAAAAGCTTGGGTATCCGAAGATTGTTTCTGGATTAAAGGTTCTGATAATTATTGGCATTACAATGGAACAAGAAGACTTGGATATCCACCCAATACTTTAATTTTTAAACAACCGAGAAGGGATGACAAACATGAGCAAATATACAGAGAGAGAGTAACGGTTGAGATTGAAAAGACTATTCAACAAAGTCAATTTGAACCTTTGAAAATTAAAATCGGATTAACTGTTGATGTTCCTGAAGGTGATGATTTCTCCACCGTCATTGAAGAAGTTCATGAGGTTTTACATGAAGATCTGAAAAATCTTTTTAAGAAACATGGTATATCAAAGAAGTACCGGGAGAACATATGAGCAAGCCGACACTGATTATAGATAGCTCGTTTCTATGTTACCGAGCAAAGTTTACTAAATTCAAGGTTGGTAAAGAAGTACCTGGTGGTGTTATACTTGGATTCTTATATGACTTAGGAACACTTGCTCGGGTGTTTAATACTGACCGTTTCATGTTTTTCTGGGATAGTAAAAAATCAGTGAGGAAAGAGATCTTTCCTGAGTACAAAGAAAAAAGAAAAACGGATAGGGACAATAAGACTAAAGAAGAAAAAGAGAATGACCGTCAAGCTTATAAACAGTTTGACATTTTGAGAACAGAAATAATTCCTGGTGCTGGGTTTAAAAATAACTTCAGACAAAAAGGATACGAATCTGATGATCTGATGGCTCGATACGTCATGGAGTCTGGCAGAAAGATGATCATGGTGACACGGGATGCCGATATGCTGCAAATCCTTGATTACTGTGATATCTTCGATCTAACTTCGAACATAATTCATAAGAAAGAAAACTTTATGGCTTCTTATGGAATAGCTCCAACACAATGGGCAGAAGTCAAAGCGATTGCCGGATGTAAAAGTGATGCTGTTCCAGGTGTTGTTGGGATAGGTGAAACAAGAGCTATTGCTTATCTCCGAAAGAAATTGAAAACAGATTCAAAAGCTTACCAAGATATTGAAAAATCAAAGAAGCTTATAAAAAGAAATAGACTGCTGGTTAAATTACCATATGAAGGTACTAAACTGGTTAAATATAAAAAGCATGAGTTTTGTTGTGCTGACCTAAGAAGTGCTTTGGCCCAACATGACCTTGTATTGGAGAGGGATCAGTTGAAATTTTGGCGGAACTTTGAGGCGGGGTTGTTTTAAGATGGCACCAAAAAGAAGTGATAGGACTGCACCATTGATTAAAGCATGTTGCACTTGTTCATGGATTTACAGAGTAGGTAAAACATGTCCAATGTGTGGAAGCTGTGACTTTGCAGTAGCTCATTCAGTATTCGGTAAAAACTATTTTACTAATTTCAGAAACCAAAATGCGTGGTTGGAAAAACAAATGGAATCACACAAGAAGGAATTGCTCTTGAAACTGGAATTAGAAAATGAGTACTTCGATTTCAAAGATGGAAAGGAAATGGAATTATGAAGGAAATGACAAAGATTCCAATGACAAAGGTTTTAGTTATTGATGATGATATGGATGTATCTAAAGGCGGTGAATTATATTCTTCTTACACAAAAGCACATCCCGACAATGCTCACCATTTCATTGACTTGTATATCTTGAATATGGGTGAACTTGATTTTGAAAAATACGATCCTCTGTACATACTGACTATGGATCAATTCATTACGATTCAAGGTATCCCGACACCGTTAGAAGGTTTTGGAGAAACTTTGTATCATGAAACTTGGAACGAAATCAAAGAATACTCAATCAGAGTTATAACGGAGAGAAGCAATGAACTTGCCCAAAAAAGTGAAAAAGAGGATTACATCGAGATCAGGGAAGAATAAAGGCAAAAGGCTTCAAAAGCTTGTTGCTGATATGCTTTCTGAGATAACCGGTGTACCAAATGGTAAAGATGAAATGATTGAGAGCCGAGAATCAGGACAAGCTGGTGTCGATGTTAAGATAATCGGTTACATGAAAAAGATTATTCCTCTTGCTATTGAGTGTAAAAATCAAGAGAAGTGGAATGTTCATGCTTGGGTTGATCAAGCAATATTCAATCAAGACATTGATAATGACTGGGTTCTTGTCTGTAAGAGAAACCGGAAATCCCCGGTGGTTATTATCTCTTTTGAATTCTTCACCAAATTAATGAAGCTGTTTGTTAAAAAGAATATTAGAAAGATGAATAAGGAGAAGTCATGATCCCTGAAAAAAAGATATACATGATACTGAACAGGCTTGAAGAAAATCCAAGTACCACAAACAAAAAGCTTTTATTGAAGAAGTATGCAGACTTTGTGGAATGGAAAGAATACTTGAAACTTTCATTGTCTCCACAATTCAGTTTTAATGTAAAGAAGATCCCAAAAGTTAAAAAGGATCTATTCTCTGACCAGTATGAATGGGATGACATCATACTCACATTAAGATCCTTCTCAGAAAAATCTGGTCTTTCAGATCAGGAGAAAAATAAGCTTGGTGAAATGTGTGATACTCCTCTTCGCCATGATCTCATTTCACGTCTTGTCAAAAAGAACTTGAAATGTGGTATAAGCACCAAGCTTGTTAACTCTGTTTATCCCGATCTGATTGAAATGGTTCCGTATCAAAGATGTTCATTAATTGAAAATCTTGATCGAATCAAATTTCCAGCAAGACTTGAAATGAAAGAAGATGGACAATTCGCTTACGCCATTATAAAAGACACAATAAAGTTTGTTACAAGGACTGGTAAATTAATACCAATTACAAACGAATCAGTATTAGAGGAACTACAAGACCTTTACAAATTGTATGATGAGTCAATAGTTCTTGTTGGTGAACTTCGAATGAAAGATTCCTCTGGTGCATACCTTGACAGAAAAACAAGCAATGGTCTTTTTAACTCACTTGCCCAAGGTTCAGATATTCCACAGGAAAATATACATTACATTATTTGGGACATCTTGTTTTACCATGAATATTTAAAGAAGCAATGCAAAAGACCGTTACAAAATAGGGTACATGATCTGAAAGAATTGAAAATCTTTTCACACTTACATCGTATTATTGGCTCTAAAGTGAATTCAATCGAAGAGGTTTACGAAATCACTGAAGAATGGATGACTGAAGGTGAAGAAGGTTCAGTTCTGAAAGATTATTCTTCTACGTGGAAAGATCACACATGTCCTCTGTGGATTAAGATTAAAGCGGAAAAAGAATGTGAACTCCGTATTACTGGTTGGGAGTATGCTGAAGAGGGAAGCAAGTACGATGAGATGATGGGAGCTGTCATTTGTGAATCAGAAGAAGGAAAATTAAAAGTTCGTGTATCTGGATTTAATGATAAAGAAAGATTATGGAACTGGGATGAACACATCGGTAAAATTATAACCGTAAAATTCAATGAAATCATTGATTCAAAAAGTAAAAAGGAAGCAAGTCTATTCTTGCCAAGAGTTTCAAAGAAGAAAGGAACTTTTGTCGAATTCAGGCACGACAAAAACAAAGCTGATACTTTTTCATACATTAAAAAACTTTAAGGAGAACACAATGAAAATTGTTAAACCGTCAGTAACAATGCTATGGTCTACAGAAGATCCAGAAAACATTATTGAGAAAGCTGGAAGAACTTGTTACAAAAGTGAAAAGTTTATAACGGAAACTTCTTCTCGGGACTTCTCAATTAAAATGCGGAAGAATGGACATGAAGCAATGATTGAACATGCCGTTGCTTCAATGCTATTCATTACTGATCGTGGAATAACTCATGAAATAGTACGTCACCGGTTAGCTTCTTATGCACAAGAATCAACACGGTACTGTAATTACAGTGATGTGGATAAGTTCAATAAAGAAATTTCAGTTGTTGAACCTTCTGGATTATCTCCGATGGCAAGAGCCTTGTGGCTTATCTCTTGTCAGGATGCCGAAGATAGTTATTTAAGGCTTCTTGAAATGGGACAGTCTCCGCAAACAGCAAGAGCAGTTCTTCCAACTTGTTTGAAAACAGAACTGGTGATGACTGCTAACTTCAGGGAGTGGCGGCATTTTATCAAGCTCCGCATGTCTAAAGCGGCTCATCCAGATATTAGACCACTGGCAAAGCAAGTTCTTGAGTTGTTGTTCGCCCTTGCTCCAGGTGTGTTTGGTGACTTAGAATTCAGTGAGGATAATGATGTATGCCAAAAATAGAAAAATTCGATATCCGAAATTTTCAATCTTGGAAAGAAGTCACGGTTAATCTTCATGAAGGTGTGAATGTGATAATCGGTCCTTCTGATGAAGGAAAAAGTGCATTAATGAGGGCCCTTCGTTGGGCCCTTCTCAATAAAGTGAAAGGAGATTTCATAAACTGGGATACAACTAAGAAAGATCTTGCTGAAGTCAAAATACATTTAGATAACGGTGTATGGTTTGCTCGACAAAAGAATTTATCTGGATCAATTAATCAGTACTTGATTAAAGATTTCAAAGATCCGTTAACAGCTTTAAAACATGATCTACCAAAAGAGATAAAAGACATTACTGGTATTTCTGAATTCAATATTCAAAGACAAAAGAAATGGTTTCTTTTGGAAGATAAACCATCAGTAGTTGCAAACAAATTCAATCAGATAACTGGTCTTGATATAATTGATGATGTTATTAAGGTAGCTAATTCCGAAATAAGAAAAACTGTAAGTATTCGGGAATTCGAAGAAGATGGTCTGTCTAAATTAAAAGAACAATTGGAAGAGTTGGACTGGGTTGATGAAATGGTTGAGTCCTTCCAAGAGTTAAAATTATTGTATAATTCTGTGAACAAGGTCAGATCTCAAATAGAACGTTTAAGACGTTCAATCGAATTACATGATACTATACATCAAAAAATCAAAAGAATCGAACCCGCTTTAAATTTGAAAGCGGAGTTATCTAATTTGATTTCAGATAATAATGATATTGATGATCTAAAAAAACAAGCTATGAAATTGAATTATATTGTTGAAAAATACAAATCCACAAAGCAACAAATTAAAGAGAATAAAGTTACCGTTAAATTTCTTTCTGAAATAAAATTGTACTTGGATGAATACAAAGAGGTTCAAAATCTCATGAGTGAATTTGAGGGATTATCTGAATTAACTGGTTCCTACAAAGCACTATATGAGCGAGTGGGGGAACTCCAAGAGTATTCGGAAAAGGCTAAATCTTTATTCAATAAAACATTGCAGAAATTGGGGAAATGCCCAACATGTGGGAGAACTATATGAAAATTGGAACTATTTCAGATGTTCACGCAAAAGAGAAAGCTCCGGAGAAAAGAGTGGAAAAACAATTCCACAAAGATGTTGTGAGAAAAAAACTGAAATATGTTTTTGAAACATTAAAAGAGAACGATGTGGATAAACTTCTTATTGCCGGAGATCTATTTGATACTGTAACAGTTCCACATAGTTTGATTGCCAATGTGGGAAGTTTAATCATTCGTTCTGGTATTGAAGTCATTGTTGTTCCAGGTCAGCATGATATGAGGTACCATCAAACAGGTATTAAGAATACACCGATGGGGATTCTTCAAGCTTTGAAAGCTGTAAAGATTCCAACATTAGATAATCCGATTATACTAAACAAGAAACTCAAAGTGTATGGTTGTGGATTTGGTGAAGATACTTTGTTGTCAAAGAAATTACCAGACTTAGAAACAGATGGCAACATTCTTCTTATCCACAAAATGATAACAAAAAGTAAAGCTTTGTTTCATGCACAAATAGATTGGATATCTGGTAAGAAGTTTCTTGAAAGAAATCCATTTAAGATTATCATATCTGGTGATAACCATGAACGATTCATTGTTTCAAATCCAGATCAAGTATTAATCAATAATGGATCTCTTGTCCGTTTAAACAAAGCTCAACTTGAGTACGAACCAGGATTTCACATTGTTGATACAGATACTTTGAAAGTTAAATTTTTCACTGTTCCGATAATTCCGTATGCAAAAGCTTTCGATATGGATTTAATAAACTCTGAGGAGGAGGAAACGGAAAGACGTGAATCACTTCTTGGTTCTTGGAAACAAGATCTCAAAAACATGGACACTTTTAATGATGTATCATTTACTCGGACTCTTGATTATGTGTCAAAGAAAATGAATGCTTCTGATGCGGCACTTTTGCAGATCTCAAATTTTATGGAAAAAGTAAAGGATAAAAAGTAATGAGTGAATTATTAGAGGATAAACTGGAGAAATACCAGCATGAATTGCAGAGAAGTGAAGGCGAACTGAACAAAGCAAAGGGCCGTCTTGAATCTATCCTTGAAGAAATTATAGAACTTGGATATGCCAACTTCAGTGAGGCTGCGGAGGCTCTTGAGAAACTTGAAGCAAAGATCCAAAAGAGAGAAAGAAAATTGGAAAAAGCTTTGACAGAGTTTGAAGCCAAATACAAAGAGGCTACTTCTAATTCTGAGGAAGAGGAAGAGGATGATGAAGATTGAAGAGATTGAAAGAAGTTTAACAATACTGGCTAATAGACGTTCTTTTCTGAAAGATCAAATAAGTGAAAAGAAAAAAGAAGTAAAACGGTTAAAACGTTTGGAACAAGCTCAAAAAGATGCACGGGACATCATCCGGGAAGCTTCACAAATTACCCAGAGTAAAATGAAAGTTACTGTAACCGATGTTGTTACAAGCTTCTTGAAGGCTGTTCCGTTTAGGAACAAATATGAATTTCAAATGGAATTCGTTCAAAAAAGAAACAATGTGGAATGTGAATTGTTTTTTGCAAGAGGTGATAAACACATTAGTCCTATCGATAGTTCTGGCTATGGGGCTTCTGACGTTGCTTCTTTCGCTTTATCTTCTGGATATGTTTTATTGAGTGATGGAGTTTCAAAGGTTTTGATTGCAGATGAACCGTTTGCCAATCTAAACAAAAGTAATCATGTTTATGTTTTTGAAATGATAAAACAACTTAGTACTGAATTTGGATTTCAAATAATCCTTTCTACCCATGAGACCTCGGTCATTGAAGGAGCGGACAATGTTGTCGAAGTCTACATGGGCAAGAAAGGAAATTCTAAAATCAGATAAAATCAAATGATCCATATTTCTCTTGCCACAAAGTATGGCCTACTACACAAGCTCTCATTGTGACTTCAAGAGAAATTGGATCATCATCTTTGAAAAATTCTAATGTTGGACTTTCTGTTATAATCTGACATTTCGGAAAAATTATATGTATTCCATTTATTTTATTTGGATACATAAACCTCATTTCTACACGAACAAATGGTATTGATGAAAAATCTAAAATGTCAGTGCCACCATTACCAAATACAAGTGACATATTAGCCTTCGACAACTCAACAATGGTTCCTGTGATAGCAGCCTCTACAGACACTAATTTATTTTCTTTTAGGTATAAAACAGGATTGGATTCTGTTGGATCTTTCTCATATATTGGTGAGAAAGATTTTGACAGTGAAAAGTTTGCTCCTGTAATTCCACCAATATAGTTAGAACTTGAATACAAATGAGCGGTGTTCTCAATGTTTGTGGCAGATGTCATAACATATATCGAGGAATAACCAAGTACGACATTACTTCTATCTTTCAATGGACTACTAAACATTGCGGCTCCTCTATCTAACTTATAAAAAGCAAGTCTACGTATTCATAAAATTTAAAACAAGCGGCACCACGATATTTAACTTCAGGAAATCAATTTTCTAACAAGCGCTGTTGACATCTCTATCATCTCATCTTGAAAAGACCCTTCTTCGAAATGAGAATCAAGCCAATCAAGACCCGCCTCAATGTATGCTCCTCCCATTCCTCCGAGTACTTTAAGAAGTCTGTCGGTTTCGGTTTGAGTATTTGTATTGCCTTCAACTTCCAAAGCACCGAGAAGAAGCATTGAAGCTTTCTCTACTGCAATATCATCCACAGTTGTGTCCGTGTGGGTTGTAAGTTCTTTGACCTTTTCCATTCCGGCCTTTACGAATCCGATCATCATGTCCTTGGTCAACATCTGAAAAACCATACTGATTGCATAAAGTATTACACGTTTCATCATGATACTACTCCTTTTAAATATAATTACTTGGTTGTCTAATTGTTAAAATAACAAAATCTTTTAGGTCCTTTTTAATTTTGGAGATAGTTATATCAGTATCCAAAATTAATTTGTTCTTTCCTACAGCTACAGCTTTGATACATTTTTGGTAATCTTCTTGACCATTTACAATTTCATCTATCTGGTCTTTTTTAAAAACTTCTGGAAAAAGTGAACATACACTTTTACCAATCAACTCATTGTTCCTATATCCAAAAAGTCGTGATGCCGCTGGGTTACACAACTTTATAGTGCCTTTCATGGTGATGCCAATCATCCCTTCAGTAAGTGATCTAAGAATAGTTCTTAAAAACTTTTCTTTGTTCTCTATTTCAACAGCCGATGTTTTAATTCTTTCAGTCATAAATTCTAATTCTTCAATGGAATGGTTAAACACACATTCCCTTTCCCGATAAACCATTCGTGTCTCATCTTCCTCTTTGCTTTTATTGAAATAAAACAAAGCCATTGAAAACCAAAAAATATGAACATATTGGATAAAGAACATAAAACCTTCATACTCAAGAACTTTACAAAATATGATGTAAAAGAATGTGGCCACTACTGATTTTGAAATAGTTCTGTATAAAGACTTTGTACTAAACCACTTTATGACAATATATTTAGAAATTCGATCAATCATTTTTATAAATATCCTTATTTCTTCTTATACATATCAATAAGTACCGCCAGCAAAACTGGAATAGCTGCACCTATAAAACCGTAAATTCCAGTTTTAACTTTTTGAGAAGCTTGTTCAATTCTCAATTCAGTTACCAATTTATACAGATCTTGTATTTCTCCAGCCTGTTTTTTAGTTGAATCTTTCAGGTCAAGGATGCACTGTTTTATCCACTCAATCCATCGAACAAACTCGCTATCCGTGACTTTATCCTTATCGGTCATTTGTTCCCCCCTTTAAATCTCTACTTCATATATGGGACCAACCGGCATCTCTTGTTTAATAAATCCGTTCTCCACGATGCAGTTACTATCTACAGCAACACTTGTTCCAAATGCTGTTATTATATTCCCTGATAATAGTCTAATCCTTGATTTTTTTGAAGTAGTATTTATAGAAATGACAGTACCAATATAATATTTATCACTTTGTAATATTTTTAACAGGTCTTTAAATTCATTAGCCATTTTAATTACCCTATGTAATTTAGAACATTAATAGACTGGTACACTTCCACACCATTACTACCCATACCTGCTTCGATAGAAACTGAAGTCACTTTTCCTCTCCAAGTAGTTGCACCGTCTGTATATCTAATCATCTGTGTTGGTAGTAGTAATGATGGAACCAGATCTGTTGGAGTTACTCCATCATCCATAGAAAAGAAAGTGAATGTTCTTTCGAACCATTTACCTTCTTTGCTCATTAAATTCTTACAAGCTTCAGAACCAGCTTGAACAGAAGTGATCAGTTTATGTGTGAATAATTCTCCAAGTTTACTACCATCAGTTCCAGCTTTCGTTCCCTTAACTACTACACCAGGTTCACCAGAAACAATGATTAAATTAATGTCCTCATTTGAAATAAAATCTTGACCAATTTCTCTGCATATATTTGGTATGATTGTCTCAACATAATCTTGTGTTCCCCAATCCCAAGGTTTAGACTTAAATCTTGGATTCACTATCAAAGTTTTATTGGTGTAACAATTGGGAACTGTCAGAACAACTGCCTGTATTGCTTCAAGCACATGTTGGATAGCTTGGATTTTCGTGTTCTCTGATAAAGAAAACTCACCTGCTGGAACAAGCCATTCTGATGTTGGGTTTATATTGTCGGAATATGTTGAAGAATTATCTTCAAATCCCCAACTCACATCCCAGCCAGTGCCACTTAAAATAGAACTTAACAACTGACCACCTTGAATAGCATTTTCATTTTCGTAAGAACTACCAGCATCATACGGAGAAGATAATTCACAAGATGGTGATCTTCCAGATAATGTCCAAGATCTTTGACCGAATGAAACACTCTCACTCCATCGTTCTATTCGACAAGTCCAGACATTATTGTTTATATTTATTTCAACATCTTTCAGTATTAATTCTCCGTTTTGTACAACAGGTTTCAACAAATTCAAATAGTATTCACTTGGTATGACTATTGAGAAATCCCATAAATAAGAATCTTCATCTGTTTGGATAGATACTGATATTACCTCAATCTCTGTATTATCTGGTAATCTTTTAACAAGAACTGTATTTATCATATAATAACTCCATGCAATAATGGGTGCTAGTGGAGGAGGAGGAATTATAGTGTAGTTCTCCCTCATGCCTGTATGTTTGTGTTTAAAAGGACAATAGTTATTTGGTTCATAATCTGATATTAGTGTAATCTCTTTACATACACCAAAATCAATTCTTTCATTTATTTTAAAACCTAAAATATTTCCTGGTGGTGGAAAGTACATTTTTTGGCACAACAAAGAATACCAATACTCTCCCCAGAGAAAATTGTGGTCAACAGGTTTAAGATCTGAATTATGGTATCTGATATTAAAATCCACAAAATCTACATCAGAGTTGGAGTTCCATAAAACGTTTGATGATACTCCGATAAATGGTGGCACTTTGTAACCATCACCATACTCCATTTCAGCAAATCTTGTTGTTCCTCCCCAGAGTACTGAATATGTATATAACAATAAATCCATTTTAGAAATAAAATTATCTTCAAAAATTCTATCCATTATTGAATCAAAAACTGACCACGATATTGAAATAAGTTCTGTAAAAACATTATCACCTTTATCATGTCTCACTTCAACAAATGTGGAAACCGTGTTGTTACTTCCCCAAAGAACATTCTTGTCAATTTGTGAAACAAAATTGTATTCCCATTTATCCCAATTAAAACCAAATATCTCATGAACTGTATTCGTATCAGAATCCCAATTGGCAGAAATGGACCTTTGTTTTATGTACGGCAAATCATTGGGCTTTCCACCAGATATAGTGGAAATCTCTAAAGATAAATGGAACTCCACGTTCTGACTTATTATTTGGACTATCGTTACACTACTGTAAAAAACAATATCATCACACAATGGAATTGAATAAATAGATTCCATCGAAAAATCTAATTCAGTGCAAATAGGAGATTCGTATGCCATTATAAATTAAACCTACTAAAAGAAAATGGTATAAATACAATTAATCTTCCACTTATCAATTCATTATTATCTGTTTGATCTGTTACACTGGTAGTTACCAACTTCAACTTCTTTTCTGAATTAGAAAATAAAGCCGTATGGGTAACTTCACCAGATTTGTGGGCAACACCAGATTTCTGAGGTGTTGTCAATTTCCTTCCATAAGTTTCTTCAGTAATTGTTAGGTCACCTACACCTATCGATACTTGAGATATTGTGTAATTCACATGAGTTTTCCAAGTAACTGAACCATCTGAGAATTCAGCATCTTGAACCGTTCCAAAAACAGGTTCAGCTAAACCTGAAGTTCCTCCTGTCAAACACTCATAAACAAATCCATTTGGTGCAGGAGGCCTCATAGTATCACCAGTAACATACACCTTAGAAGTTGTCCATAAACTTGGCCATATGGCATTATAGTAGGTTAGAGGTTGTAGTGTGCAAACACTCATACCATCAGATTTGCCAATCTCAGTAATTAAGTAATCAAAATATTCTGAAGGTATATATTGTGTCATCTTATATTCAACTCCAGTAAAGTTCCAAAAACATTAGTATTATTCAAATCATTACGAATGCCTACAGGTTGCTGTCTTAGATTGACAGGTGCTTCAATATACTCCACCATAAATTCTAAAGAAACACCAACAGCACTCATGCCCACTGTAACACAAGGTATCGGTTGGTTATTCGTACATTCTTCCCATGGAATCTGTCCAACTACTCGACTATATACTTTAAATGAATTCCTAAATATATCGTATATTTCGATAACCGAATTACTTCTTCCCATTATCCAAGTTATTTTGGAGGAAGATACTGTATCTGCAACTGTTAATTCTCTAAGCTTTATGGCTTCAGAAAACCATAATTTTTTACCGTTGATATGAATATCTTTTATGGTACTGTATGTTAAATTTTCTCTAATAGTGGTAATTGCAATATCAAGATATCCAGAAAACTCAAGTTCCCAATTACCACTTGTCAAAGAATTAATCTCTTGAACAGTATTCCGATTCAAAGAAGAAAGCTCAACCGCTTTATTTAGGGCTTCATATTCATCATTTGGGGAAAGTCCGGTCTTACTCCAAACATCAGATCCGTTTATGTAATACCAATCAGTATCACCAACGTTACCATGAACTACTGGATCTCTTGAAGCAATGCTTCTCCATGCTGCACTTTTAAAAACTTTATAAGTATCGGAAGTTTGTCCGAAAGACATGGACACAAAATTACCAAAGTTATCATTTGCAAATCCAGGATAAGCGGTAGAAGGTGCTGTTAACGGAATAGATTGTGTCAGATCAAATATATGACCAACTGAAAATTCTAATTCGTCAATAAAACCATTGAAACAATTACCTAAACTATCATCATGTGTTCCTACGCAAACCGGTGTATGTGTCGGGTTAAATTTAGCTGTACCGATATTGTGGGTTGAATCAATAGAGTTACCAATCTTTATTACCAATGTGCCGTACATCCGAACTACTTCAATGTAAGTCCAAGTATTCAATGGAATTTGAGCAGTTGAATTTAGGAATACTTCATTTGTCCCGTCAGTAGAATAAGCCAATGACAAATTACCATTAATTATAGATAATCGGTAAGACCTCTTATTTCCTGAAATTGTCCATTTTGATAATATTGTGGTATCAGTAATTAAACTTAGATTATATACAAAGCATTTTATTTTAAAAGGAATATCAGACAAGGAATACAACCCTAATCTTGTTGATCGTAAATACCCGATCCTAAAATCAATACTTGTACTTGAAAGATTGAATTGTGTATTCGTAAATACAGGAGAACCAACAGTGGTTGACAAATTCTGTTCGTATTTTGAAGAGTCAGAAAAGATTGAAGATCCTGCTGTTCCAGGATGTATTAGTAAAATTATATGTGGATCTGATCCATCAAAAACATAGTCAAGTAGAGGAACATAGGCTACTACTCTCTGGACATCTGTATTTGCTGGCATCCTTTTTCTTGGTAATGCTTTTTCGGCAATCATTGTTGAATTTGGAATAGCTTGTCCGTATATACAATCTGAATTAGTTAAAACATTCAAGGTTGTGTATACTTTTACATCTCTAACACAAACGCCTGTTTCGTAATCATTCCTTCTCCATAAAGTATTTATAATTCTATCTAATTCCAAAGTTTCTGGAAATACTACAATTAACCGTAATTTCTTATTTTCGTTATAGCAGAAAAATCTTTCTGAAGAAACGGATAAGTCTAAATCTAATCCTGATGTTGAAAATAATTTGCTTTCAGTGGTATCATTTCCTTTGTATGAAAAGAAAAAACTCCAGTTGCTCGGTTCTATTTTATTTGACTCCATTAAGAAAAATATAGACTCAATGGCAATTGCTGGATAACTGTAATTGTGGGTATTTTCTATATCAAAAACTACTGACCTTGCTTTGTATATCTTTGTATTTCTTTTTGATAGAACAGGTAAATGAAATCTACCATCCAGATAATCATAGTCAACGGTATCTATTCCAAATACACAAGTGCTTAAAGTGACTCCATCTGTTATAGCAGCATTATAAGAACTTGAAGGAGTTGTTGAATCTAAAGTTACTTTCACAACTACATTTTTTGCACCACGATAACTTTCATGTGACGGTCCAGAACCGTTAACAACCCGTATTTCATCAAACTCTTTTATTACATCAAACTTCACATAAATTCTCTGGTTAGTTGGCTGACCAGAAGCAGACATATATAAATAAGTATCATTAATAAGGTAACCTGTATTGAATGCCCTTACAGCGTAATAATTGGTATTGTAATAAGATGTTTGACCACAAGTCCATGTTCCTTCATATGGAATAAGTTGTCCACGTAAAAAGAATTCTATTTTCCGCATTGCTACAAATGAAGCATCCCCGTAATTATTAGCAATATCAAAAACCACAGACCTTGCTTCAACTGATTTCTTTCTTTGGAGTTTTAAACCGAATCTTTCTTTAGCCCATTCTGGGTTAAGCATTTGCTTAACCTCTCCAGAGAATAAAAGTCTGGAGTTAGATACTGCGGCATTATACGTAGTATCCGTTATAACATCATCTGTTATTTTTATTGTAATATTTTTAACGCCGGTTGTATACTCTGCATAGTTATTATGAAAATTTATAAGATTGAAATCATCCATGTAAAACGGTTTATCTGCAACAAGAATGATCCTTTGATTAGTTGCATTATTCTCTCCGCTTTTCCAACAGTAGTTGACGGAACCACCAGTATATTTTCTCAACGAACAAGCGTTCTTCAGTTTATATCCAGAGGATTGTTCAGATGTTGAATAAAAGCTCCAATTTTCCACATACAATGCTTGGTTCTTTAGTCTTGGACAAAAATGTTTTATTCCCATATTTGTTCCTCCCCAGTTATCAGCAATATCAATTACAATTGATCTTCCCTTTATTGCGTCAGGAGGAACTTCTTCATCCACTACAAATGCTAAATCTTCTCCACTCCAATAAACTCCTGTTGTGAAATTCTGAATGTTTTGAATTTCTATTTTCAAACTACTAATCATATGTGCTTTTGGGAACATCACAAAATCTGACCATTGTCCAGATTCTGTTTGATCTTTAAACACATGGTTTTTTATAAAAAACCCATCAACTGTAAAATCGTCAGTTGTACTCCCGTATATTCTAATTCCTTTTACACTATTTTGGAAAGATACATTAGTAGTCGTCATTGCCTTCCAAGAAAATCCTGATATGTTCATTGGACTTACAAAATTTAGGTAAATCGTATGACTTCCATTCACAACTGGTGTTTCTGCATCTTGTAACACTGTGTATACTCCTCCTGCAGAAGAATGTGCACCACGAAATAATTGGATTGGATTTTCGTGTGTATATCTTGTTGTTTTATCTGATCCTATAACTCCTTTCCTATATGGTTTTCCAACATACAGAACCTTCTGATACTTATTATAATTTAATTGATCAATTAATATAGTAGAAACGGCTCCTGGAACAAATCTATTATTTGAAATTTTTAAGGTTTCATACTTGGAGTTTTTGGAGGTTTTGTAAAAGTTTTCTAAAGTTCTCCCCAAACAATTATTGAAATTATATATTGAATTGACATTAAAGTAATTACCAGAACTTAATATAAGGCCTTCATTGTAAAGGGCTAAAACATCCACAGTTGAAGTTATTTCTCTTTTAAATATCCTAATATTGTAAATAGAAAAGCTATAATAGGACCCAGAATAACTCGTGTCATCTAAAATTAACGTACCTTTATATCCGTCAATTGATCCAATATATGGCTTAACTACTACAGGAGTAGAATTAGTGTATACTTGTACACCGTTTTTAAACATTCTTATTCCACTGGGTCCTAAAGACACCACATAATGGTCTCTTGCAGAAGGAGATGGTGCCGATGCTGGACTTGCGGTGACTAATGATGTAAGTGCGCTGCTTAAACCAGTTGAATTGTATTGAACCTGTAAGTAGTTGCTTGCATTAAATCCTAGATAAAAAACTCCCACCATTTGAAGGACTTTCCCACCATATCCATACGGTCCAGTTCTAAAAAAAGAGAAGGAGTAACTTCCATCCTCAGTAATTCTAAAATCAATTTTTTTATTTTGTATAGCATTTGGACCACCTGTTAATGGTGTTAAATTATTGCCTAAAAAATTATACATATCCTCTTTTTCATCAATTGGATTTATTGTGTGAGAAGTACCATTACATTTAATAGTATTTATAAGAGGGGCATGTAATAAAGCAGTTGAATCTGAAAAAAAATCCAAAGGAACACCATTATTTGGATAAAATCTTTGTTCTAAACCACAGACAATAACTGAATTAGAAGCTGTACCATCACCAACTATTGTTTCTATTGTGAATTCATTGTTTACAATAGAGCCTTCACATATTTTTTCATTGGCTGTACCAGGACCAATAGGAACAGCCACTCCAGAAGAATCTACAAAATGTCCTTTATTGTAATTGGTATCTATTAAAAATCTATACGCATTATTTTTAACATCTTTCTGGGATATTAAAGCTTTATTTGAACTTAAATTTATCCTTTTCAAATCTGTAGGTATTTTATGTCTTGAATATTTCCTATTATCTATGAACCAGTTAAACCATTTCTGAACATCAGCTTCAAATGTAATAGCACAAGCATCAATCCTGTCATAAATGTCAGCATTATAATTACCTGAATCATCTATACAAATTGCGATTATCTTATTTAATTCAGTGGTATTTAATTGGATTTTCCAACTATTATCTGAATTTACTTTTGTACTTCCCATAATAGCCATAGTGCTTCTATGTAAAGCAATTACACGCCTTTGTCCAATTATTCCAGTTGCTACTACACCAGATATTTCACATTTTCTTGTTGTGTCTTTGGGGAGTTCAAAACCTACCATGCTATAAAACATTTCTAAATCCCTCCCCAGATATTATACCGATAGTTCTAAGCAAGTCGTATGCTTCTGTTCCAACACGGTACTTAAATAAATGCAGTGTCCTTGAAGCATCTGCCAACGTTATCTCAGAATCTTCTAATGCATTAGATGCATTGCCATTGTGTCCATATTTAATTAATGGATTCAAAAGACCAGGTAACCATCCCAACATTACAGGAACACCTTGTATCATATCGTAAATGAATGGTACAGAAAAATGGACAACGTTATTTATTGGGCTAAGTTGGTAAGACTCTCCTATTCCTAATTCTTCAAATTGGGAACCAGAAGATAAAGATGCCCAACCTGATGGACCACAATTCATCAGAGAATTACGCATAGTAATATATCTGGAGGTTGTTATATCTTTTTCTGGAACATCTCCAAACATACCAGTAGTTGTTGATGTATCTACTCTGGCTGATTGGAACCAGTTTTTGATAAATGAAATATCAGCTTTTATATAATCACCGATATATGTCACAAACCACATCTTGCCATCACCAGTTAAATTACTATTAGCAGATAGATAAGGTCTCCATAAAAACCAGAAACCTAAATTATCACCAATGAATATCCAATGAATACCATCAGGATGTGTAGTGCCGTTAGTATTTCCAATTGGTAAATAGTGTTGGTTTCCTGCAGGTGGACACATTGTTAAATTGTTATCGTCAATGCTACCCATTGATTCATAAGAGGTTATTGTCACAAGATTTGAATCTTTGCCATCATTAGAACTGTTCACTTTAAGAAAAGTTCCAGTTCCATCTTGGCTATTTCTAAATGCTCTTGTGTAGGTATCCCCACTTACATACTCATGTGTCCATCCTAATGAAGGTAATGAACCATAACCATCGACTAAAACAGCCTTCAAAAGATTTGGGAAACTACCATAAGTATTTGCCCACAACTTAGGGGCACCTACATCTGTCCATTTTCGAACTAAACCGATTGCCATAAAACGCTCCTTTTATGTTATTGCATATAAATATCACATAAAAAAATATTAATCAACTGGCATTGCCTCGTATCTGGGTAATATACGAGTCGTTCTTTTCCGTAGTTGGTCCTTGTAATGTTGTTCGTATAAACCAAATAGGATAATTTGCACCAGCTACATTGAAACGAATAACGTTTCCAGAAGAGTACCCTGTTCCAAAACCACCATGAAGCATTGTAAATATTGGAAGACCTGTATTCGGATTTACAGGGGAAACATTACTTGAAGTGTTTCCAGTACCTATTACACCAAGATTTTCACCAACAATATTGAAAGTCGTTGGAGAAGTGAAAATTAAAGCAAACCTTTCTTGTATAGCACTAAGGTTATTTACTTGAATTGGATAATTCACAAAATCATATCCAGCAAGTGGTTCATTTCCAATTAATGAGTCAGACCATTCACCAGTCCAAGAAGTCTGTTTGAACATATTAAAAGCTCTGCTTTGTAAATCATCCATAGGCAACACAGAAGAAACGTAAGTATCATCGGCATCGTAATTATGGCGTAATTTCGAAGTAAGTGAAAGATGTCCGGTTATCTGGACATTAGAAACCAAACACATATCTTCCACTTTGCTGACAGCTACAAGTGGTTGTGTAAATCCAACAAGTGAAAGTGGATTAGCCATTGCAACAATCCCTGTTGTAAGATTTGCTGAAAATTTGGTATCTGGAACCCATGCTCCAAGTTGATCATACAAATCAACATATGATAAATCAGTTCTGCCAATATCAAATGTCTGATCTGCTATCAAGTTATTTGGTGCTGTAAATGATTTAGTGTTGTGTACAACAATAACTTGACCGTCTCTGAATATCTGCACTTTACCATCAAGAGGCAATCTTACTGGATCAAGTTTTAAAAGATCTGAATCAAGAGGTAGGTAGTTCACAATCACACAGTTGATTGTAACTGTTTTAAAATCAAGTGAAAAAGGTTTCCATATCTGGGTATCATCTTCACTTAGATTGTCAGGGTGATACCATTCCATAAGTCGATTCGCTGGTGTATTTTCAACAAATTCTCCGAAATCAAGTCTACCAATACCAGTTTCACTGTTGATATATCCAAGAACTCCAGTACCAGAAACTTGACCATTGAAATTAGAAGTACCAGTAATTATTGTTCCATTTGACAATTCACCTTTCACAGTCAAAGAACCTGAACGTATCGGTGCACCTGGTGTTCTAAAAATAATGCTGCTTACTGTCTGATTATTAGACATTGCTGATACGTGAGACACCGTCATATTTAACAAAGCGGAGTTTGAGAAAAACAAAGCTGAGGGCTCTGATAGTTCTAATGTTTTGGTTGTGTAGTCAACTACTCCTACTTTTGTGGGGTTTTCTGTATTGTCTCCACCAATACCTGTAAACAACTCTCCTTCACGATCTACTATTTCAACATTATTAAATGAAGCATGGATTGAACCTTTAACAAGCTCAGATGCCTGATTCTCCGTGATTTTAAACTTCTTGTTTAATGTGGTTTGGTAACTCTTTGAAGTAGGTGTGCTTCCCACTTCAAGAAAGACCACCTTTACGGTTGAAGTCGCATTTGGAAATAATGTCAAAGTTTGACTCGAATCAACTGCTGGTGCAGTATAAGAGGATGATATATGCCTCGCAGGTTTACTGTAACCAGAAGCTATTCCTGTTTTAATTGCTGGAATATTTCCCATTTCTAAAATCTCCTTTATATAGCGGTATTTACAAAGTCATATAAATTCAAAGCCACTGTTTCTTTTCTATCTGGAGAAAATGATAAAATACCAGTGGCATAATCTATCGTAGCTGGAGTCCATTCTGTTGTATAATTAGCGGTGTTATATTTATCTAAATAACCAGTAGCTGGATTTGTATTAGGTTTGTCACTGTACTTATGTACAAAATCTCTTTGTTTTTGGATGATATGGTTATGTAATTGGGAAGATGTCCATCTTGTCAGAATATTTGTCCACTCGATAATAATAGAACCCGGTGAAATATTATTGGTATTATTCAGATCCAACACAATTCTGTTTGTTCCAGATCTTCCGGGATTCACAAACT